CATACCAGAGTGGTTTACACAATAGTAGTATAGGTCTGGAGCTCCAGTTGCAACCACTATCTGAATGTATGCACCTGTAGTTCCTATCTCTATGTAAGGTGCAGAAGTTGTTACTCCTACTGTATACTCAACTCCACCACCATGTGTTCCGTTAGGTGTCTCTGAAAACTTGAGTCGATGATTCTTGGATGTAACTGCGTTGTAAAGTGAACTGTCAGATAAATCAAAGTAATAAGTGTTACCCTCTGTTAATCTAAGTGTTGGTTGTGGGACACCATCAATCGCAAAGATATTAGCTGTGTCAGTTGCATTTCTAATAACTTTCACTTTCTTAACAAAACTTCTTGCAGCTGGTGTGGTTGCAGCTGTTCCATTCAAGATTATGTTTTCTCCATCATCAAAATCTTGTACGTCCTCAAGTATGATCTGTGAGTTTATATCCTCAGTCTCATTAGTTCCTAGTTCTAAATCAACACCCTCATTAAAAGTTCCTGTTTGTTCTATCTCCACACGAACAACATTTTCAAAGGTTGTGTCAAGTACATTTGTAGTTGAGTCAAATCCTTTTACAGTTCCAACATGAGATGTTAGAGTGTTACCATTTTCAAAAGTTCCAGTAACATCTTTAAGAACAAAGTGAGCCCTTGCGGTTAGTTCTGGTGGATTACTTTCTGAAAAATTAAATCCTATGTTTGTGACCTTTGCAGACTCCACTCCACCAATGTCGTCAGTGACCGCAAGAACTTTTGCATCTGTTCCACTGGTCGTGGTAATGGTAAGTGATGGTAAATCTTTATATCCACCCCCACCATTTGACACATGAACTTTTTGTATTGAACCCAACTCTGATGCACTGAACGAACCAGGCTCTAACACTATCTGATCGGAGTCAGTGGTGTGTGTGTCCTCGACCTCAATTGTCTGTTCCGTAAGTATCTGGTGACCAGCATCAGTAGAGGATGAGTCCGTTCCATCTAAAACTAAATTATTAATCTCGTTACCACGAACATAAATTAATGCACCGTCAGCTGGTGCGGTTGTGAATGTTAGTGTTGTACCACTTGCAGTCCAGTTAGTTGTTCCATCGTTTGCGGTTTCAGTAAGTTGTACATTATCAATCGTGATATAAATTATATCTGTTGATGCGTCAAGGTTTACTAATGTAAATACAGTTGTTGTCCCATCACCCTCAAACTTATCATCCAGTATTTGTTCAAGTTGAATGTTAAGTGACTCTAGTTGTGTTTGTGATGCATCCTCTATGAGTATGGTGTCTGTGGTTATACTCGAATCATCAAGTGTTCCTGTCTCTTGCAGAATACCACCACCCACCATACTTACGAATCCAGTTGCAGACTCAATGTTGGTATCTGCACTTGCAGAAGTAAATACTATTGGATCACCTACTTCATACTTTGTTCCAGCATCATCAACTTTAATACCACTAACTGAACCAGTCGTGATACCACTAACCGCAACTGTTCCAAGTCCATTACCAAGACTTTCAACTTCTACCGCTTCAAGGTTTGAATGTAAAATACCAGAGTTACTAACAGATGCAGATGACAAGATGGTTGATATTGTAAACTTAACATCTGTGTCTTTAGTTCTTGAAAGTCCAGAGACAGTCTCCCCAGAAGTAAATGTTCCTGATACGTTTTCAATTTGAAACTCAATAACAGATACAGTACCCTCTTGGAACGTAGTTGAGTCAACGACTGTTGCAGTTGCACCTGATGACTCACCTGTAATAACGGAGTCAATGATCTCATCACCAGACGCACCTGATGAGAGAACTGTGACACGCATAAATGTCTTCTTACCCCAATCACCATCTGATAATCTCAATACATTTTCAGTTGGATAAAATATTACTGGTTGTTCACCTACGAACAATCTCATAAAAAGTTTGTGACCCTCTGACGTTCCCTTGGCTGCATAAAGGTCTTTAATACTTTTTATCAGATTCCTCTTTGATACTCCACTTGCAAGAGTGTTTGGTATTGCGTTCATAAATGAGTTACGGAACTCATCTAAGAAATCAAAGATTGTATTGTCAGTATTTGCGTACTCTAATAACTGTTGAATGTTTTGAATTGGGTTCGCACGATATTCATCTAGTGTTGCGGTTGCACCTGTTGTCCCACCTGTGATTGTCTCACCAGTAATAAACTTTTGTTGTGAACTTATGTAAATATAATTCTGTCTTAGGTCAGTAACTAATACTGTTGCGGTTGCACCCGATGTTGATCCTGTTACTGTTTCTCCCTCTTCAAAAAGTCCTGTTGTTCCAGTTCCAGTTTCAGTTACAATCCGATCTTCGTCTTCCTCTCTTAAAACATAAGACGTAGTATTAGTTTCTTGTATCACATAGTCTACAGTTTTTGTAACCGTCAGTCTACCAGCCTCAAGAAACTGATAGTAGTGTTTTAGAAAGTTAACAAAGACTGGATGGTCTGATTGAACAAAGTCAGGAACTTGACCCTCTATCAGAGGTGAGAGTTTTGTCGTTAGTTTAGATTCGTACTTACTCATCTATTAGTTTCCAACATTAACATTACTACTTCCAGATGCAGTGTGACCACAAGTAGCCGCATCTCCAGAGTTACAAACTGCAATCCCACCAACAAACACGTTGTTAGAACCAGCAATCATCGTTGCAGAACTATGTGGTGCATCACCGTGAGCAGTTACGTTGTCACCGTTCACTATTACGTTTGACCCATTTGCAATTACAGATGACTGTGACGAAATCAATGCACCCCCAGCAGAATCAACAGAGTTCCTACAGATACCAGTTGCGGCCATGTTAGTAACCCGAAGACGTTGGAGTTGAACGTGGAGTTGACACCGTTGTCGTTGTTGTTGTTCCACCACTTGAAACAGTTGTCGTATATCCTGTTCCTGTAGTAGTGGTTTGATCTACAGAACCAACCACAGTTGTATTAGTCAAATCTATTTCAAGTATCTGATTACGAACTGGTACAACATCGTTTGAGTTTGGTATCGCAGTTATTCTAATCGCAACGGATGAGTCTCCATCTACGTTTGAAATCGCAGTGATTGTAAGTGGATTGATTGTTACCTTTCCATTTGTGTAGTCAACTGTCCCTGCAGCTGAATCAAAGTAAACTCTTGCACCACTAACTAAAGAGTATATTCTAAGATTACCTGTTCCATCGTCATCAAAGAAATACTCAGTAGTTGCACCTAGAAAAAAACCAGTCGATGCAATGATACCACCTGCATCTGCGTTGTGTCCAGAGTGTGGATTAAAAAGTGCGTTTGCAAAGTTAACGATAAATGATTCTTTGGTTGATAGTGTTGGTGTAATAAATTTAGCCATTGTAACTGTCGCTGTGTTATTTAATATTGCAGTGTCAGCACTATCAATCCTTCCTGTAAGTTTTGAGTGTCTAAAAGGATTATCAAAGTTTTTTAAGTCAGTGTCATTGTATGAACTTATTGCATCATTGACTAAACTTTCTAAACCACCTTTAGTCAACGTGGTTGAGTTTGAGTCATACGCAAATGAAACACCTAAAATTAAAAACGTAGTTTCTGCATCAACTATAACAGGAGTGACAGATGCAACTTTAAATTTTCTTAGGTCTGAAACTAATTGATTTTTTTGTGTGGTTGATAAGTTTAGTCCTGTTGTAGATTTAACAGATATAAAAACTTTACCATACTCTGGTGTATCACTTACACCTGTACTGGTATCAAAACTTCCATCCTCACCACCCCACACTGAAACTGCTTGTGTGTTTGCAAAAAGTTTTCTTATGTAAACTTTGTAGTCCTCTGTTGTAACTGCACGACCTTGTGATGCGTAATCAAGTGGTGCGTTAAGTTTGATTGAAGTTATTGTTTCTGGTTCTGCACCACCAGATGCAACTCCAATGGTTTGGACTGACACACTTGTCACTCCATCTATCGCAGACACATTAGAAAATGATGACGCACCATTTGATAAAGACTTATTGGTTACAACATATTGTAACACCACTATGTTACCATCAGTGAGTGCTTTACTTACAACACCATCACCAAAGTAAACTTCAAACTTTCCAGTTTCTACTTCTTGTAAATAGTAAACCGCACTCGTTGAAGTGAGTTGTGATATGTCTGTCGCACGAGTGTAAGTTACAGTCGTGTTATCCGAAGATGAGTTCTGTACTTTAACAGTTAGAGTCGTTGTGTCTGCACGATTATCTACAAGTAAAAATCTTTGTTCTACATCTGAACTGTCAACTGTGTATTTAGTTGTTAAGTAAGTTCCTTCATAGATTTCTGCATTTTCAAAAATCACAGATGACCCAGAGTTACTAGATGTTAAGTCTGTTGTTGTTACAAATTGATACGTTGTTCCATCAACGGTTGTAGTAAACGCAGTTCCAGCAGACATAGTTTTAGTTGAGTCTGTTGTAGTGAGTGTAACATTTATTGTTGCCTTTGGGGCTCTACAAGAGTTGATCTCATAACCAAGAGTCTTTGCGTGTGAGGCAACACTTGATCTAAGTGATGCACTATCAATAAACATTTCGTTTGCAAGCATGTTTGCATTGAAACCAAGGTAGTGTGTATTGTACGCAAGGGTGTCTAGTAATACAGACATACCAGAACCTTCAAAGTCATAGTCCTTAAATTGTGTCTGTGCCTTTAAAAAGTTTTTTAGGTTTGTTTTGATTTCATCAAAATCAAGCTCTGTTACTCTTAGTTTAGTATTTGCCATTATCGTAATCTCTCTAACAAGACTGTTAAGTCAACAAGTTCTGTAGGAGTGTTAACAATATAAAATGATATAGCAACTTCGTATGCGTTACGATCTAAATCTGGAATTGCTTTTACCGAGATTAATTTTGCTCTGGGTTCAAAGTTATTGATGACATCTTCAATTTTTCTAGTGAGCATCACCGCAGTAAGAGGTGTCATTAGTTCAAACAACATACTCCTTACACCAGAACCAATCTCTGGATGAAAAGGTTTTTCATAGTGATTTGTAAGAACTAAATTACGAACTGATCTTTTAACTGCTAGAACATCTGTAACTTTATTGATATCATTGTCGGAAGGTTTTTTTCCAAAGAATAAATCTAGGTCTGAGTATTGTCTCAGGTTTCGATCAATGTTATTGTTTGCCTGTGCGTCTAAGTATGCAGATGCAGCCACTTATAACTCCTATTGATATTATTATTTTTTATTATTTATAAGAGTTAGTAAGAAGTATTTGTTTCTGGATAGGATGGAACATTGTATCCTGCCTTATAAAAAATATTTCTTAGGTATGTGTACTGTTCACCACCACCTTGTCTCCATTCACTTTCATATAATATGTCCAAATGGAATCTACCTTTCTTTGGATTCTGTAGATAAGTTCCGATACCTAAGAATCCGACATCTATACACAGTTGTAAAAAGTCCTGTCTTTGTTTTATGGTATAGTTACCGAAGTAAATGTCACAAGCTTTACCTGTACGATGCCTTGGTGAACCTTGTGTTCCAGCATTTCTACGAATACTTCTGTAACCACTTGTAACGATGAGTCTAGGTAGTTCTGGATATTGTGTTGACCATTGAGATGCAAGATCATCAATCACCTTACCTAAATCTGGTCGTATTCTTTTATCAACGTCAGTGTTCCAATCCCATAAGGTTGATGTATATTCGCCCTCAACAAACGCACCATCCATGTGAGAGTCTAAACGAAAGAATGTAAATTTTCTCTTCGTCTTAAACTTCCAATAATCATCCTCTGTCCAGTTGTCACCAGACTGTTCTCTAAGATACGCTACGTCTATGTTGTTTTGTGTAATGTATTCTAGGTTTCTAGGATTATCAAGTTGGTATTCACTATCGTAATTATTCCATGAACCAATGTATCTTTCTTCTGCTAGAATAATATCCTTAAATGAATCACTCGATTCTTTTTGTTCGTCTTGTTGTGTTCTTAAATCATTTGCAGTCGTGTAGTTATTTGCAAAACCTGCTTTGATGTCTGACGCAGGTAGTAAAGACTTGACCTCTGCGGTTGGGTCAGCTATAATAGTGTTTGGTGATTGAACCTCTGGTGCAGTCTTATTTAAATTAATTGTTTCTGCCTCTACATCAAACTCACCATTTACATCTTCTTCATCACCTGTTTTCTTAACATCTATATCATATCTTCCTGTAACCTCTGTCGCAATACTTTGTCCGTATACTTCTGTGACTTTACCTGTGACATCCGTTCTTTGTGTTGAGCCAAACACTTCCTCAACCGCACCGTGAACCTCATGTTTAAGATTTCCTCTAACTACCTCTGTCTTATCACCATCTACAATCGTAGTCATATTACCTTGAACATAAGTATTGACATCACCCTCTACTGTTAAGTTTACAGAACCCTTGACGTTTACATACTCAGTTCCAACAACAACTTCAAACTTATCACCGACCACACGAATAGACTTTGTTCCATCTGCGTCAACCTCATAGAATGTTCCAGACGTATGATACTCATGTATTCTCTCACTATTCTCTGTGTCATCAAACTCTTTGATGTGTCCACTTTCACTTTCAAAGACATGGTTCTTTGGATAGGTCGCATTAAACCTTGATGAAAGTTTAAGTGTAAGTTCGTTTGTTGTGAGTTCACCCCATTCATCACCAACAGAGTTAGTAACACCCTTTGTTATTCCTTTAGGTGATGTTCCTTCATCAAACTCTGTGTCTTTGGTTTCAAGGACTTTGTGTTGCTGACCTTCATCATTTTTTGCAAGACGATTGGTGTCACTTTCTTTAATGTCATGACCTGAGAGGTTGTTTGGATTTTGAGGATACTTACCATTTGGATCAGAGAATCCATCTGATTGAATACCTCCAAAAGTTTTACTCTCACCAGACTCTTGAGGAACACCAGGCAGTGTTCCCATAATCATAGGTTGTTGTTTTTGTTTTGCGTCCATGAAGAAACCGACCACCCAAGTTCCTTCAACTAAAAACGATGGAGTCTGTCCCATACCCTGCATAGATGGATCAGTCACAGGATGCATGACATGAGCCCAAGGTAAATCTTTCGTGGGTATTAAATTAATATCTTCTGTATGGTAACCCAAACACCGAACACGAACTCGTCCAAGTTTGTCTGGATCATTACGATCTTCTACGACACCTGTAAACCAGACGAAACCGTCTAGTCCCATGTATTCATTGTTCACTATGCACTATCTCCTTATTAGAGTATTTAGTCCATTAGTAAGAACACAAGAACACCTGCAATAAAACCTGCGATAAAAAAAAGTATGTCGTTGATAAAGTTGATTACACTAATTAAAAAAGATTTCATAGAGTGTCCATAATATTAAAGTTGTAAAGGGTAGTGTTGTGATAAACACAGTCATGATGTTATCCCAATCAATCAAGTTCACTACCTTCGTTTTCATTTGCTTCGTAATCTGAATAGTGAACAACTTTACTCATGTGGTCTGGAACTACAAACTCTCTTGGATCATATCCCATCTCTGCGTTTCGATAGTCGTTCCACACATCAAGTATCAAACTGGTATTGGTGATACCTGTTTGTTGTTTGATCTCTTTCAAAGTAATGTTCTCGTTTGATTCTAAACATTTAAGTATTGCATCTTCTTCTTTAAAACCCATAGTATACTCCAAACTGATAACGTAATATAATAAAAGAACTTGCAAAGGGTATGCAAGCCCATATCCAAAACAACCAATGTTTGAGATTAGATTTTTTTCTACGCATGAATGTTAATCCTTTTCTGCTCAGATTTTGGGGGGTGGTACTGTTATGAAACCAGACAACATAAACTCGTCTAGTTCCTCTTCTGTTTTAAATAACTTGACTTGTGTTCGGTCTGGTATCATGAGAGAGTTTTCGGTTTTACCTTTTTGCCAAAGTCCAAAGTGGTCTCTCCATGCACACCATTCTTCAGTCGGTCTTTTAACTAAACTTCTATCGTTTTCTTTCATTTGCCTTCAACAGTTCTTGATACCTTAACGGTACAGTAAATGATTGTTTTCTTGAGGACAGGAAGTAAGTTTTCGGAGGGCAACTAAAACGTCTAGTCTTAATCACCCTGTTAGTCACTTCACAAATCCTTTGAGTTTATCAAGTCCAACTTGTATCTCGTAAATCAAATCCTCAACTTGATAGGAGGCTTGACAACATTGTTGTGACAAGTCATCCAGTTTGTTCTCTACATCATTCAGAGTGTCAAGTATGTTCTCTTTGTTCATGGTATGAAATGTCTGTCTTGAAGATACTCACTGTAGTTTGAGAACTCACTCTTTCTCGCATACCAGTTTTCTTTACACTCAGATAATTTTTTGAGTGCAGAGAAGTAGTTAGGAAATCGAGTGTCGTTCTCTATTCCTAACTCCGTGATTTCTTTTGAGAGTAAGTTCGCAAGTAACTCTACCTCTTCATAAGTTAGATCAATCTTCATTCTGTTCTTTCATCTTAACTAACTTTGCAAACACCTCATTGTGATACAACTCATGAGGTTTTCTGTGTAAGTCAATTTTAAAAACTGTTCCTCGTCCTTGTGTCTTTGATGCACTACTTAGGTCGTTTGAAACACACCGTTTCAAAAAATCAATTTCTTCATTCGTAAAACGTATCATAACCTTTCACCTCTTACTCAAATATTTTTGTACTGAACTGATATATGTAATAAACAACTGCACATGCACCGTATGTAATACAAAATGCAGATACATATTTATTATGAAAAAACTTTAAAACTCTATCCATACTTAAACTCCTTCGATGCAGCTTCGTTCAACAACTCCATGATGTCTTTCGTAAAGTATTTCTCTGGATCATTGTTGATTGTCTTTGCGTATTGTTTTGTTCCGTCTGGTAACTCGATACGAGTGGATACTTGTTTGAACATTCCATACTTCAACGCAAGATCAAGTAGTCCGTAGTATTTATCTAAACCCTTATTATAAGTCAGTCGAACATCTACCATTTTATTTTCTTGCGTGAGTCTTGACTTATGATTCTTACAATGAATGATATTACCGATTACCTCTGAACCATCCTTCTCCTTTTTCTTCGAGAGATAAACGATGCTCGAGGCTGCATATTTCAAACCACTACCACCACCCATCTCCTTAGTAGGAAACATACTTCCAACCACATCGTAGGTATGATTCGTGATTACCATCGGAACTTTCGCTTTTCCGAGTTTAAGTGTTAGAACTCTAAACGCAGCTTTCAACACTTGTGCTCGAGTCATGTCACGAGTCTCTTTACCTTCTGAAGTATCCTCAACCTCTTTCGTTGTCGATAACATACCGAGTGAATCAAGACACATTAACATAGGACGTTTGTCTGCTCGCATTAAGTAACCGTCTAAGACTTTGAGTGCTTGTGTGCGAAACTCCTGAACCGTAGTGACAGGAAGTATCACCATTCTCTCAGGATCAATACCTCTGTCAATCACCATCTGTTTAGTAATCGCACTTTCAGATTCAAAGTATATGACACCTGCATTTGGATCACTGTCAAGAAAGTTCTTTACAATACCCATAAGAAAGAACGTCTTACCAGTTGCACTTTCACCTGCGAGTGCGGTTATTTTATTTGCAGGTAATCCACCATACAAAGAACCTGACAACAGTCCATTGAAGATATAAGAACCAGTGTCGATAAAACTATCCACATCACCAGCCTCCACACCTTCACTTACCAGACTTGCATATTCGTTACCTGTTTCTTTAATTATGTCTTTGAGAAAATCACTCATGGTTTACTCCTTAGTATTGTAGTCATGTCTACTATCATGACATACATTATACCAAGTAAGAAACCTATTGTCAACCATATCATCTCATCCATTTACTTTTTCTCCTTAATCATACTTGTAGTAGTCTATGAGTTCTTCCATCTCAATATC